ATTATAGTCGTCCCTGATGATGCAGGATCAAAGCAACTATCGATCCGAGTATGCCAAGAACAAGAAAGCCGAATGCAATAATTATCGTCCACTCGATAATCTGTTTGTTTTTACGCTTACGGGCTTCTTCTGCTTCGCGGCGTGCAATTCGCGCCTTTGCCTGAAATCGTTGCCAGTCACCCCACAAGCCGGGGCGTCCAGCGTAAATCATAATCTGCTTGAGTTGTTCTTCTTGCTCTCGTATCTGTTCGAGGGCCATAAACTCTTCGAGGTCTGAGCCACCACCCTTCTTGCTTGCCTTGCGCTGTAGGTCTTCCTTCGCACCTACAAAGCTGGCAATAGCGCTACCCGCAGCGGCAATATCCTTGCCGTTCTGGACAGCCGTCTTGATGACGGCAAAGGCAGCGTTTGCAGCAGCTAGTTCGGCAAGCATTAGTAGACTCGTACACTCTCATTGACTAATTTAGGTAGGCAGTATGCCGTCACCGTATTCCCTTGTTTGTGGAGGGTTTGTGCGTACCATACGCATTCGTTGAGGTCGCGGAAGTACATGTCACTACTGACTTGACGTTTGTCCTCTCCTGTGCCAAGAAAGACAAACAGGAGAAAGACATGTTGCATCAGTCTTTGTAACCGCCCCCTGCTTTTTTGTAAGCTGACGCAAGCATCTGGGCTTTACGCGCCGACCACTGTCCGGGGCGTCCGCCCTTGCCCCCGGCTTTGATGCGATTGAACAAACGCTTTCTCATTCCGGGCTTGGTGTAGTTACCGGCTTCGTTGACTCGGCTTTTACTTTTTGCTTTGCCGCCCTTTGCGAGTTTGACAGGATCATTTTTTTTGTATTTACCCTTAGTCATTCGATGAAAAGCATCAGGGGACATAGGGGCGTTGGACTCATGTCCTGTCCCTCCCTTTTCATCCTTAAACGGACGCACTCGCAGGGTAGGCTTTCGATGCATAACAAACGGAGCGACAGGGCGACGGTCGTAATTTTGCCCTTCTTCTCGACGTTTTTTCTCTTGCGAGTTCTGTGCGCTACGAGGCGGTGTGTATCTAGTGGTCATCGTTTTTTCCCTTGTCCATTATAGTATGCCTTGTTTACCTTGCCGCCCTTAGCATTCGGTCTACGCATACCCTCAAACATACCTGCACCCTCAAACTGCAAAAGAGAGTCGATCAATGTATCTCTATCTAGAAGTTTACCGTCCCTGTCTTTAGCCGAGAAACCCACACTACGCGCAACAGCGAGTAACTGGGGCGTAGTCATCTTTTCAAAAAATGCCTCAGACATCAAAACTCTCCCTTGACCATCGCATCCGAGAGCTTTGTGGCCCGCGAACCTACTTGTTTCGCCCATCTGGAATCGAGCATCTCCCGCCCAGCGGCGTCGAACTTGCGCTCGTGGATCGCAGCCCACATGCGCTTAAATTTACAGAGGCGTGGCACGCCCATATTGAAGGCCATGTCCATCAGGATCAGTTGACGTACTGCGTCCAAGTCGTTCACGACTGGCTGCACACGGCACAACTCTTCTTCAACGATCTTGATGTCGTTCATGGCAAGATATCGTGCATCCGCTTCTGTGATACCGTGTTCGTACACGATAGCCATCGACGGAATGTCCATGTAATCGAGTTCTTCTTTACTGATCCCCCGGTCTTTTAAATTGCGCCCGATACCAATAGTGTCGATGCCGAGAGTGTCCTGATACACAGTGAGGACCATGCCCTCGTGTGCAATCAGCTTATCCAAGAAATGTGATGTGTTATACTTCATTTGTTTGTCTCATGTCCCATCCACACTGCGAACGCTCCCGTCATCGCCCCCGTTACCACACTTACAAGTGCAGCCTGTTGGCTCGTCGGGTCCGCTAGTCCCATGAACCACTCCACTACGCGCCATGCTGAGATCGACATTCCCAGCATCATCAAACGGGGGAGTATCTTCCACTTCAGGATGCGCTCCATAGTGACTTCGGCCATGCTTACTTCTTCCCAAAGAACTTAGTAGCGCTACGAACGCCAAATGAGGCAGCAACGATAACCCCCAGAGAATACTGATACCATTGCGGCATAGCCTTGAGTTGTTCGAATCCATTAGCTACGACTCCCTCCATGCCCGGTATAAACGCAAGGATCAAAGGCACCGAAAACAAAATGACCAGCCACTCGTCTTTCCACGATGACTGGCTTCCACGTGCCATTTCCAAGTCCCATTCGAGTTCTCCCGTGGCCTTTTTTTCCATGATGGTCGCTTCGGCTTTTGCCCTTGCGACTTTGGCCCCTGTCTCGGCTTTTGTCTTTTCGACCTTGCCCTCTAGCCACGTACCAGCTAAGTTTGCTATAGGTCCGATGAGTGCGGCTAACATTTCCACCTCTTACGTGCTTGTCGTAGACGACTATTCGGATTCTTTGCTGCTTTGGGAAACTTCTTCATCTGACCAGCAGAACGGGCACAAAACGACTTGCGCCGCTTTGCGTCCTTGCTTCCGGGCTTCACTTTGCCCGTGACTGCAGTCTTGAGTTTGGAGCCGGGGTTCTTGCGTCGATATGCAGCCACCCCAGCCTTAGTCATGCCAGCCCCTGCTTTCGTAGGTCGAAAGTTCTTTTTGTTACGGGCTGGCATTTTGTCGGCTTTGCGTGCCATCATTTCTTCCTTGCGGTTTGTGCAGCACGCCTAAAGTTGCCGGTTGTTGGTGCGCCTTTGCTACCAGCCTTACGCATCTTCTCGCCGCTACCGGCTTTGATGCGACGACGCTTGGCTGCGATGTTGGCATATAGTCCGGGACGTTTTGCCATCAGCCTATGCCTTTACTAGCTTGTAGCCCTTTGCCTTAGCAGCAGCACGGATCGACGCGAGGGTCATTGCGCCACCGCGCTTACCGCCCTTTGCCATACCCTTAGCCTTCATGGCCTTGCCGCCCTTCATCATCTTCTTCTTTGCACTGCCACCACGGGCCATGCCTTTGGCTTTCATCTTGCCACCGCGCATCATGCCTTTGGCTTTCATTTTGCCGCCGCGCTTCATGCCCTTACTCTTCATCATCTTCTTCATAATCGTTCTCCGCGTAGAGGTTGTCGAATACCCGTGCCGTATCATTAACGTAGTTCGGGTCTTGCTTTGAATGATGGACCCACTGACTAGGAGTGAAATCCGGTGGGCCATCGCCCGTTACAAACCACGCTGGGTTCGTTACTCGTACTCTGTTGTTTGGTAAGGCAACGATGTTGCCTGTCCACTTACCAGCATCCATGAGTTCGAGTACATGACTCTGTTTGTGCTGCGCTGGATCGTCCGCTACTTCAGTGTCTGTGTAGTCTACAGTGAAGTAGTATTTAGCAGAATAGAACTCACCGTCTATCTTTGCCAACCACGGGCAGGGTGTACCTCTGTTGAGGACAAATACTGAGTGGTGATGTGACTGACAGTCCCACGGCTGTGCCAGATAAGTAGGAATAGGTTCAGGCCATTCATCGAAGGGTGTGTCTCCTACTAGGGCTGTGAGGGGCATACGTGCCCACATCGCTCCGCCGTGTACGTTTTCTTCTTCGTCGCATCCCGTAAACAAGACTTGGAATGACAAGGTACGCATAGGCAGGGTAGTTACCCCAATCACCATTGCGTGTAAGAATTCACCGTGATATCTATCGTGACCTGTGGTGTATTCCCGTCGCACCCATGCTTTGAAGTACGGAATGTTACTCGTGATATAATTCATCAGGAATGCTCCTCTGGGAGTTTACCCCGGCAGGGGATTCCTGCTTTTACCACAAAAAATAAAAAGTGTCAAGGGGGCACGAAGCCCCCAAGACAAAGTTTGTTAGGTGCCAGTCGAGACCGTGGCAGACTCAACAGGGTTCTGCGACACGTCGCACAGGACGGCGTGTACACGGAAACGCAGTGCAGTCGTACCGGACGATCCGGAATCAAGCACAGTCACCTGAACGGCGTCGGCAGCAGTAACCATATTAATTGCTGCGGCCTTCAGGTTGAACTGGATGATTGCAGCAGCGTTACTTGCGCCACCATCAACCAGCGAGTCAACGTCAGTGCTGGTGCCCACGTCGAGCGTCACGGAGGAGTTACCCGAAGCCTCAAGGACTTCAAGACAGCCGCCGATTACCATCGTATCTGCAGGCAGATCGATGAGCTTGACAATGTCAGCGCCAGCGAGCGAGGTGTTATCCACCGCGTCGTAAACCGGAGAGGTGACGATGTACGGACGAGGCAGATTGCCCGGATGCCCTACAGTACCGCCGCCGGTAATAGTACGATCATAAGTAGCCATTACTCAGTCCTCCCTACTAGTCGAGGCTAACAACGCCACGGACGATGGCTTCCG